TCAGTATCCTTTAATTGTTCTCTCCAATACGTTTTTCTTTCTTCGTTACTTAAACCTAGTAATTGAGCTTCACCATCAAAGAACTCGTTTAAAGCTTCGTAGTTTTTTTCCATAGCCATACCATAAGCTTTTTCGTAATTTTCTATAGTATCTTGATGTAATTTAACTCTTTCTACTGCTTCTAAATAAACTCCATTTTGTTCTTCTATTTTTTTAGTTAACCCGTCATATTCGTCTTTGTATTTTTCTAATTCGTCTGGAAGTAAAGCCCACTGTGTATCACTAGCAGTTAGTAAGAACTTTTCTGCTTCTTCTCTTGTTGTCCCCATAGCTTTAGCTAATTTGTCAATTATAGTATCTTGGTCACTTATATATCCATTTAATAACTCTGCTGCTTCTTTTACTTCTTTTTGAGCAGAAGATAACTCTTTTAATGATGTTTTCCATTGATCTTCTAATATAGTTAATTTAGCTAATGCTTTCTTTTCTTCTATTGTTTTTAATATTTCTTGTCTTAGTTTGTCATAGTCAGCAATTACACCATCTATATATTTGATTTCAACCCCAAATGAATTAGAAAGTAAACCAGTTATTGTTTTTGCTCGTTCTTCATAACCATCTTTTACTTTACCGTTAGCGTCAGTTATTCTATCTAATTTATTAATTAAATCTTCATAATGACTCATTTCATTATCAGCATAAGCCCAACTATCTTTCATACCTAATATAGAGTCTCTTAACTCTGTAGTTTTTTGGATAGATTTTTCATGTTTGTCAACAAGATTATTATATTCAGTGTCTATTTCATGACCTAAAACACCAAACGCTTCAACTAAAGCGTAAATTCCTGCTGCTATTCCGCCAATTAAAGCACCATACGGACCAAAAGAAGATCCTGCCGTTACTCCACCAAACACAGTAGTTAAAGATCCTGCTAAGCCTTCAATAGTATTTGCAGTATTTTTTCCATTTAATCGCATATCGTTTAAAGCGTCATTTAATAGTAATGATCCAGCATACGCTAGTCCTACACCAGTAGTAAACTTCTTAATACCACCGACTAGTCCTGTTTCACTAAATAAACCAACTAATTTTCCTACTGGGGATAACAATTTACTAAATATTGTATATAAGCCTAACCCAACTAGTAATTTTGCTTTACCGCTTAAATTACCAAACCATTTAGCAAGATTTTTAATCGTTGTGCCTAAGCCCTGATATTTAAACTCTATTTCACCAGTTAAAGGGTTAATTACTTTCTTAAAGCCTAATATTTCCATCCATCTATCACGAATTTTAGTAGCCTTCATTTTAACTTTATCCATTAAGTTATCATATCCCTTAATAGAGTCTAGTATACGTTTATCTATACCACCAACTAAATTTCCAGCACCTCCACCGCTTCCACTTCCAGAATTAGTAGGAGTTGTTAGATTATGAATTTGGTCAAATGACAATATTTGTTTTTTGTATTCTTTTGCTGCTTTAGTGGCTTTGCCAACACCTGAGCCTATATCATTCCAAGCGTTCTCTTGTTCTTCTAAAGCACCAATTTCAGAGTTATAGTCAGTTATTTCTATTCCAAGCATACTCGCTATTGCTTTTGCTATTTCTTTTATTACCATTATTACAGCATTAGCATACGGAAGTATTTGGTTAAACATTCCTATAAACAAATTACCTATTGCTACTCTTAATTCAGCAAGTTGATTTTTAAGTACTTTTAATTGGTTTGCTGGTGATTCAATAGTTTGTGCAAAATCACCCATAGCAACTTTAGCTTGTCGCATTGTTGCTATATAACGTAATAATTGTTTTTCAGCTTGTGACATCTGAGCTATAGTTCTATCGTCAATACCTAATTCAGCAAGTAGTGGTGATAAACTATTTTGAGTTACATCTACACCAAATTTTCTTAATGGTTTAGTTTGTCCCGCATAAATACCACTTTTTAATGCCTCCGCAGTACTTGCTTCGCTAGTGTTATATAAAGACGCTAAATCATAAATTAACTTAGTTAAATTTTCACTCATTATATTAGCGTATTTATCTTGTATGCCTGAATTTTCACCCATACTTTGAAATAACGCTTGATATCTCAAAGTATCAGTCATATTAGTTCCAAACGCTTCGTTTAGCCTATATTGAAATTTAGTGGCTTCTAGTCTTAATGTAGAAAAGGTTTTAACACCATTTTTCTCTATGTTTTTAAAAACAACATTAAATAAGTTTAATTCTTCAGCTCTATCTATACTAGCTCTTAATGAAGTTCCAAGTTTATTAAGTGATGATACAAGTCCAGCAAGAGTTAGTTTTCCTAATTTCCACATTACATTACCAAAAGTTGCCGCTTGTCCACTTGCTTCTTCAAAACCAGCTTTAAAGTTACCTAATTCTTTTTTTAATTTTCCAAGTGCAGTAGTGGCTGCTTCCGCTGATGCCTTAATAATCATTTCCAATGTTTGATTTTCCATTTAATCACCACCTTACTCCCCTTTAGTAGTGCTATTCTCTTCGCCCTTTATTTTTTGCATTTCACTAATTCTGTTCCGTATTTTAATCTCTAATTCTTTAGACTTTAATTTGGCTTTTTTATTTTCTTCATCGTCCTTCGTTTCAAGTTCGTAAGGTTTGTTAGGATATTTTGAATTTCCCTTACCAAATGAATTAGCCAACGCAATAGATACAGCCTCAAAAAAGTACGCCCCCTGTAACCACAATTTAAAATTATCGTACTCTTTAGTTAACTTAAATCTTTCATAATAAGAAAAACGGTATGCCCAGAAAAGGTCTGGATCTTCTTCCCAAAATTCCTTTACTGACATACCGTAAGTAATTGCCATAGGTAATAAATCGTAAAACCAGTCAGTTAAGTTTTTATAATCATTACCTTTCTTTTCTTCTATTGTTCGATTATCTCTAGTTTCTCGTTCTTCGTAGAGTCTGTATCTGTTAGGGCATTGATAAAAGCTATATATTCCTCGTTAGCAAATTTAACAACTTGATTTACCATGTTTTCCCCATGCTCTCTAGCATAAGTATCCATTAATTTAAGTGCTAAATTTGCAGACACGTCAGGATGATTTTTTACAAATAAACAAGTCCACATTAGTTCTCTATATGTTACTGGTTTAGATAAGAAATCTTCATATACAAAACCGTGAGCTTCTAGCCATTTAATTGTATTCCTATCCATAGCTAATAGATAATCTTTATCGTTAATATTTAATTTTACACTTCTCATTTTTTGTTTTTCCCTTTCTTAATTAATTATTAAGCAGTTATTTTAGCAGCTAGTTGTTCACTAGTTAAATAAGTACCTGCAATACTTGGAGTTGTATGAATAGTACATTCAACAATACCACCAACTGATACTTCGTTGATCCATGTTTGACATACACCACGATATTCAAAACCTGCTCCATCTGGGAACTTAATTAAGATATCTTTTTGAGTGTTATCACATACTGCTTGTACTGCTGCTAATGCTTCTGCAGTATAGTTGTAAGTAAAGTCCATATCTCCTGTGTCTGGTCTATCTGGTATATATACTTTTGTAGGATCGCTTGAAGTAGTTGTTTCTACGTTACCTCCTGCTTGTCCTGTAGCAGGCATACCTTTTACTGCTACTAATTTTGCTGATGGATATTTTGCGTCAGCTGTTGCTTTTACTCTTAGTTCAATTCCTAAGTCTAACATTTTATTCACCTCTCTTAATTTTTTCCCTTAAGAGTGCTACTACCACGGACGTATTACTAATCTATCCGTGTATTTTGTATCTAATGTTCCACTTAATCGAATTAAGTTTCTATATACATTAGGATCTTCATTTGGTACATCGGGTGTTATTCTTATCGTAAAATGATAGTTTTCTTTTATGTATTCAACTATTAGTTTTACTAGATTATCACATATTGTTTTTTTAGAAATTTTTTCTAAACCTTCCGCTATGTCTATAGCGAATACTTCTATTTCTATACCAAATGAATAAGTTTCTTCACCATAACTTAAATTATTGTAACTATTGGTTATAGGAAGTAGTTTTACGGGTATTATAGGAAATATTTTACTTGTTTGAGGATAAGCTTTAGTTACTTTAGCACCATAGCTTAAATTACTATTTTCTACATATTCCTTTAAATTGGGATATATAATATCTTCAAAGACTTCTTCTACTACCATACTACTTCACTCCTCAATATATTTTTCCTATTTCTCCGTCTAGAGATATGTTAACAATTTTCCCATACTCTTTTTTTACTTCTTCATAAGCTTCATAAAACATCTTTTTACTTTTTATACCGTGTGTCCATCCATAAGTACCATCCTGTTTAGGATAAGCCCAACCTGTTTCACCTTTACCACTCATATCGATTTGATAACCGTGTTTGCTAGCATATCCTCTATCAAGTTCTCTTGAAGGACCACCAATACCAGATCCAAACTCATTTATGATTATTACTAAATCATTAGTCCATACTCGACCTTCATTTTTTGTTTCATCATAACTTGTTTGTATACTACCAGTAAATCTACTTAAGTTGCCTTCGTTACATTTATCTATAACCTTTTTATATAATGTTTCAGTAGCTTTTTTTACGGCGTTATCTGTTCCTTTATTTATAGCTTTTATATAATCTTCCAGTTTTTGAATTGTCTCTGTTATACTTTTTAGCGACAATTCCATTACTATCTTCTTCTTCAATTATATTTTCCTTCTTTTCTTCTGCTACTGGTTTAGTTTCTTCAACTAATATGTATCCAGCTTTTACGTAATTTTCTTTATCTTGTTCCGTGAAAACTACTACACCATTAGAAAACTTATACATAGATAACACCTACTTTCCATTAATTCTTTTCATATATATAACGATTACACTTCCGCCGTTTCTAGGTGGTAGTAATCTATAATTTGCGTTCATTCCGTTGACGTTTTCGTCCTCAGGAGTAACACCATCCGTATAGGCTACGTCAAACTCTTTAAATTGATTTTTATATGAGATAGGAATTACCATTCTTAACATAGTTGCTGCGTCCTCGCCAAATTCTACCATTTCGGCTTCAGAACTTACACCACGATAATTAAACTTGTATTCTATTGGGGTATCATAGACACTTATTGAATTTCCTAAGTCGTCTATATCATCCCCAATTTTACTTGCTATATATATTGGTTTACTCCATTGTTCTACGTTTGTTATAGGTTGGATCATCTTGGGACACCAGCCTTAGGAACTAACTCATCTAATAGTATTTTAGAGATAGATCCAGTTAGATAACTTACGGATAAACCATTTTCACTATAACTTTGTACGTTTAATGTACTCATTTTGTTATATAATTCTATAGCACATCTAACTATCCAATTATTCATTCTCCATGTATTTGGTAATTCAGCCTCATCATCATAAGGATAAAGTACATATAAAGCGATACCTTTAGCGTCATTTATCTTTTCCTCAAAAATATCGTCTTGCGAAGTATCTGCTGAGTCCTTAAGTATCTCAATACGCATTTTTAAAAGCATTTCTTCTAGTTCTTCATCCGTAGAAGTTTCTTCACCAGTAGGAGTTTCCTCTTCTGGTACATCGACATTATTTTCGTTATCTAATACTTCGTCATTATTTTCCATTGTCACTCCTCCTTATTATTATCTAGAATAGGGGGTATTTTTCTACCCCCCTTACTAGATTATATTTTATTCACCTGATACTGTTTGTACTTTAACACCAACTGGTTTTGTAAATGTTGTACTTAAACCAGTGATTTTTGCATGATACCATTCTGGTCCATGATCTAGACCAATTTGTCCAAAGATTTGATATGTAGTACCTGCACCAGTTTTAGCAAGTTCTTCACGGAAGAAGTTACCTTTACCTGGAACTGGTTGTTCTACTGGTCCACAAACTCTTGGGTTATAAACTAAAGCTGTTCCGTCTGG